AACGCTGATCTATAGATGTATCAGTGACAAATTGACGTGTAAGAAGAGTTCCTTGAAAAAGTTCTATTGGTTTTTGTTCTGTTCCGAACTGTGCTACACCATTAACCACTGCTGCAGTGACTTTTTCGGGTAGTGAAAAGCGATATGAACTATTATCTTGCCCTCCAACACACACCAGACCTGCTTCAACGGTGATAAAACCGCTACTGGTAGTGGTAGGGACTGAAAAGGTTACGTTTGCCTTAGCGGCGCTTGCAGAGCGAGGCACGTAACCAATGTTTCGTGCTAGTGATACGACATTTTCGCGTACTGTTGCACCATCTAGGAATGATTCATTGACTACAAGGTTAGCATTGAACGCATTAATGTACGTATTATATGCTAAGGTGTCAATTAATATCGAAAAATTAGATCCCTCAAAGTCAAAATCCGTAAAATTTGAATTAGAACGGAGATATGCTTTGATTTCTGATTTAATTTGATCGAAATCTAAGTTAGTAAACTGAGTAAAAGGCATTGTTTATCGTGTTGCCTCTAATATGAATGAGAATGACTGGGTTGGATAATCTAAACCTACAATATCAAAGAAAACATTTACATCAAAACTGTTATCATCAGGTTGTGGATTGACTTGAACCTTTAAGTTTTCAATTCTATCCTCATAAAACAAGATTGTTTCACGTATTTGATCCCTAATAACACGACTTGAGGCGACATCGACGAACTCAAAGAGACTTCTGCGAATATCAGACCCCAAGTCAGAGTTAAAAAAGCGTTCTGTAGGTATTGTTTCGACTAAATTGCGTATAGATCTAATGATTGCACGCTCATTAATGAGTACAGGAAGGTCTTTCGTCACAGGATGTGGATCAAATGCGAAACTAATATCCTTAAATGCTCTGGAAACCCTCTTGCTAGGCATTGAAATGGTTTATTTTTCTGAATTTATTTATATCCACTATTCAGAAATTTGACCATAGGTAGGTTCTATTTCATCATTATGAATTTTTTCATATAATTCACTCTGTTTCTTAGAATCGTGCTTTTTAGGCGTCATATCATCATTAGCAATTTCACGAAGCATCTTTTGATGCTGATGATTACCTAGATTGTCAAGAAAATCGTTCATTTTTTCACTTTGGTGGTAGTCAGTAATAAGTCTTGTGGTACCCCACATTTCTCTCATATATGTAGTATCTCTATCTACAGGTGAATTACCCATTTTATCTCCTAGTTTTAATATTCGTGGTTAAACACCAGTCTTTTGATTTGCTGCAGCAACTCTCTTATAGCGATCACTTTCAGCAGAACTCCATTTCTTTGCAACAAAATTCTTACCAACACCAGTTCCTTGAACACCATTCAGTTTTGAAAGAACTCTTGGTTTGACTGTTGGTTGAGTTTTTACTACAGGTTGAGTTTTGACTGTTGGTTCTGTCTTAGCAGGTTCAGTTGATTTTTTAGTAGCAGCGTTAGCAGGGGCACCATTAGTTACTGATTTTACTGCATCGATGCCCATATTAGTAGCAGCATCATAGACCTGGTTTCTAGCAGGTGCAGAGTGTCTTGCAATACTTTGAATTGTAGAAGCACCTCTTGCAAGATTTCTACCTGCACCAATTGCTTGAGCACCTTTGAATGCTGTACCACCAGCAGGTAAAGCACCTAAAGCATTTAATGCAGCACCTTTATAATTACCCTTCTTAAGATCTTGTGCTGCTCTATAAGCAGAATAAGCACCTAATCCCATACTCGCCAATTTAGCGGCACCTAGTGCAGCAGCAGTAAACGCAATCTCATTAATATTTTCTCTAGTAGAGTTAGATTCTGAAATAAATTGCTTATATGTTTTCATTACGTCAATCTGATTTTAGGTATTTATTAAAAAAGAGGGGTCGTGCCCCTCAATGTATTAACCTCTGCCTTGTCCGCGATAGACTTTTTTAGCATTATTGCGAGACGACGCGGCGTACTTCGTGTTTTTTCCGGATCCTTGACGAGTTTTCTTCGGTTGGGATTCAACGAATGTTTGCCCATTAAGACCAGTTCTAGAGCGTGCCATAATTAACCTGTAGTAATTTTAGTATCAAGTTCCGAAGGATTCGGAGACCCAGTAGAGTAGAAGTCCTCTGCTAGGTCTGTAAGTTTATCAAAGTATTCAGTTTCGGTCAAGTCCTTATAAAGAACTTCACCCCTATGGAGAATTGTATAATACTCCTGTGCCATATCAGATCACGCGAGTCTTTTCGTGACCAACTCTGACGCGAGGATCACACCAAATCTCAAATCCTGCTTCCTTTGCGTCCAGACAGAATGATACATCCTCTCCACACATATCCTGTACTTCACCAGATTCAAAGACTTGCATCTTCGGGGCAAACCAAGGATACTTAATCTCTTCGTGCTCAAAGACTCCATTCTTGATCAGCAACCATCCAAATCCTGCATAGTCTACAGTGAATGGTTTCTTACGCTTAGCAATACTCTCAAGTGTTTCGTGGTTCATAACACCACCATTATTACGGAAGTCATCTTCTTCCATCCAATGTGCAACTGAGGTGGTCTGACCGTCTTCGGTACAATACCAACCACTTGCAATATCTTGGTCCATCAATACTAACTGATAGAACTTCTCAGTGTTAAACACAATATCACTATCAATCCATAACTGATAATCATACTGTAACTTACCATCCCAAGGTTTCTGATCAGGTCCACGAAGAACATTAGCACCTAAACACTTGCAACGGGCGAAGTTCACCATTGAACTATAATCTTGGGAGATCTGAATCGATGCTCCGTTCTGTACTAGATCAAAACATAATTGTACAAAATTCTTCAGATACGTGTATGATACACCGCGACCTGGTAAACAGAATACAATGGTCTTTCCTTTAACCATCTCTCTTGCCTTTGTAAAATCCCATTCTGTCTCTACGGGTTTTTTTACAACGGGCGATTTTGCTTTTACTGTAAATCCTTTTGCCATAATTAGGTCAAATTAAAATGTGAATGCATTCAAATGTAATTATACTCCATTATAAGGAGCACGTCAATCTTTTAGTTCGGTTATCAGTATAGAATCTCCATCAACCTCCAAATTTAACTGTGTACCTTCATACCACCCAAATTCAGAGATAATCCACTCCGGTACTTGAACGACATATTCACCTGTTACAGGATCGACCTCTACAGTCGAAAAATTTTTGCCGGGATTTTTTTGCATAAGAGGTATTTCGTTTTCCATTTTTGTTTTATATAGAAAAGTGTAGAGTTCTATAAAGAGGTCGCGAAAGCAAGACTTTGTAGCCTAATGGTACCTTAGCGTTTTAGCCACACGCGCACGGCGCGGCGCACGCGGGGGGCGGGGGCACTGCCCGACACCCACCCACTGTGTGCCACTTAACTCACTGCCACAACCAACGGGCGATGCGCTCTCTGTTGCGTAGGGGCATCAGGCGGGTGTACTCTACCCAACGCTTGCCCAGTTCGTGACGCTTGATCAGACCCTGCTCTGCCATCACCTTAAGCAGCATTGATAGACCCGTGCGTGCTTCGTTAGGCAACCCCAGAGCGGCGTTGATGTCAGTGGGGCGCATTCCATCCTGAGTCATGCCATCGTCGCCGTCATCCATAGGAAGGACTGAGAGGATCGCCCACTGATACGTAGCACCGAAGGACTGACGACTTGTGATTGAGGTGAACATGGTTGGTTTGTTTGCTTGTGTTTATTGTACAGGATCAGAAGGGAGAATCGCTATCTCCCTTGTGCCAGTTATTCAACCGAACATCGCTTCCGCTAGTTCCTCCCATGTGTGGTACTTGGTAGGGTTGCCGGGTTCGGGGTTTGCCTTTGGAGCATCAGACAACATGCACGCCCAAGCGTTGACGTGGTAGGTGTAAGGTTGAAACGTATTGTCATCCTCACAGTATGCAAGACCCTGACGGGGGATAAGATCGCCGTGATGGGATGCGTAGTTTAGGTGATCCATTGTTGGTGGGTTTCAACTGAGTTAATTCTACAGGGTGAAGGGACCGAATGGCGATCCCTTTACAATTGTTTTAGAATGCGACCAGTTGATCGATGTCCCACTGATCCACTTCGGTTGCTGTTGATTGGATCCACTGATTGACGTGCTTCGTTGTGGTGACACTGTAGCGGGTGCTGCTGCGTATCCATCCCTTACCAGGCACCAGAGCAGCGACAGGGGTCTTGTATGAGAAGAACACCGACGTACCGTCTGCCAGGTCAACTTGAGTTTTGTTTGCGCCGAGTGATTGAACTTGCATGGTTGGTTGTTTCAACTGAGATAACAATAGGGCATCTGGTGCGCTGTGCCTATTCCATGTGCCACCTGTCAAACTGGCACACAATCCAAATTCAAACCCCCTAGCGTGCT